TCCAGCTGAAAATGGACGGGATGCGCTTCAACGCTATCGTCAGAGATGGTAAGTGCGAATTTAGGAGTCGTAATGGAAAAGAAATCCTCTTATTGGGTAACCTTGAGCAAGAATTTATTGCTCTTGCTGGCGATGTCGATTGCGTTTTCGATGGTGAACTTTTGGTTATGCTTGACGGTGATTATCAGTTTGCTGATCGCCAGACTGGCAACGGTATCCTCAATAAAGCAAACAAAGGAACAATCTCAGTAGAAGAAGCTGCAACTGTCCATGCCACTGTGTGGGACGTTATCCCATACATCTTGTTCATTGAAGGGCAATGTGCCGTTCCATACTCTACACGATTCGCTTCGTTAGAAGTCATGATCAACAAACAACCAGCCAAAAATAAAAAGGTTTGGTTGGTTGCGAGCGAGATTGTTCAGACACAAGAAGAAGCCAACACCATCTTCAAGAAATATCTTGATCAAGGTTTGGAAGGTACTATCCTGAAAGACGGTTCTGGTATCTGGGAAAACAAACGTGCCAAACACCAGATTAAATTCAAAGGTGAGTTGGAGTGTGACCTGAAGATTGTTGGTATCGAGATGGGTACAGGTAAGTACGAAGGTATGCTCGGTGCTATTATCTGCGAATCAGCTGACGGTGTTATCAAGACCAACGTAGGTTCTGGTTTCAGCGATGCTCAACGTAAGTCTCTCGGTGAAGACATCATCGGTAAGATTGCTGCTATCAAATACAACATGCGTAGCAAAAACAAGCAAGGCGAGGAATCGTTGTTCCTTCCTATTGTGTTGGAGATCCGTGAAGACAAAGAAGTCGCTGACCACAGTAAGGATATCAAATGACATCAGAACATGCTGCAACCATGCGTGGCTTCATTGACCAGATAGTACATCACAAGACAGAATGGGTTCCACTGTTATCTATTCCATCATGTGGCGCAAATAAGAAAGTCACCCAAAAATCAAAACAATTTTGGGAAGAACTGTATAATGTGCCAGAAGAAGATTACTGTGGTGTATATCAAGTTTCTGTAACATGTCCAGATGAAATTGTGCATAAGGACATTGGTTATGTGGGCACGAGTGTGTATTTCCCTTATCGTTTATACAACCTGAGGTGTAGCACAACTTCTGCAAAGAACACGCATCATAAATGTGGTCGTTTCTTGCATTACTCTCCGATTGATCCATCGCAAGTGTTCGTGCGTATGCTTTATACTAGTGCCACCGATGCTACATGGTTAGAAGAATTGATCCACGAACAGATGCGCCACCAGTTTAACTATGTGCAAGGTTTCCAATGGGCACAGGCATCGGGTGGTCCAGCTGGTAGTTTGTTGACTGCATTTGATGGTATTGCAAGATTGTCAACTGTCGCAGAGATTGAGCAAGTAGAAGCATTTCTTGCAAAACATAAAGCAAAATTGCCTGCAAAATTGTGTGTTTGACATTTAATTGAACATAGGGTATAATAAGTGTATGAAGATTGAACTTGAACCTAAAAAGCCACGCAACTGGGTTGCACGAGATCTACGCACACCCAAATACCGTATGCGTGTTGTTGACAGTAAGAAGTCCTATAAGCGTGTTAATAAAACTGAACTGAATAAGGAGTTGGAGAATGCCTAATTGGTGCGATAACCGAATGACGCTGACAAACGATGACGTATCTAAAATTGATGCGCTCGAAGCAGAGATGTCAAAGAAGAATGACGAAGGTCGTTCTATGGCTGAACCATTTAATCATCTTTACCCCAACCCTACTGGTGAGTGGGATTATGCATGGTCATGTAACAACTGGGGTTGTAAGTGGGACGCCAACATTATTGATTGGGATCGCCAAGATGACAACACCATTACAATTTATTGCGATACCGCATGGGCACCACCAATTGCATTGTATGAATACCTGACTGAACAAGGTTGGACTGTTGATGCAGTCTATCATGAATCGGGTATGGCATTCGCTGGCGTATATACCAGCGAAGGTGGTGATGATTGCTATGAGTATTCTATCACCGATCAAACTAGCATTGATGACCTCCCTGCTGAAGTGCAAGACTTCGCTGGTCTTGAAGATGCTCATCAAAATTGGAAAGAAGAAGCTATCAACGATTATCTTGAAGACTTGGATCGTACAGAATGGCTTCCTGCTAAAACGAAACCTGAACATGTCGGTCGTTATGAAGTTACTACCGATGCATGGGACTTCCCTCAGTACTGTAACTGGGACGGTAAAAACTGGTATCGTTGGCAGGGTGATAAATTGAAAGTTACGAAATGGCGTGGACTCGCTGAAGAATTTACTGATGTCAAATATCAAGAAATGCTTGACACTATTGCGGAGAACAGTTAATGAAGGTATACATCAACGGTTACAAAAACCACTGGATATCACCATACACAATTATGGAGAAGGTGCTTTTCTGGAAGAAGTGGACCGACCCAGAGTTTGATTTATACGATGATAAGAATAACCACTATACCGATTGGTTGGTGAAACCAATGACATTGGTGCAGAAGTTTCTTGACATCGTTGACCCAAAGATAAATTATGTAAAGATTGACAAGTTTGACACATGGAGTATGGATCACACTTTGTCTCTTATCATTCTCCCAATGCTCAAGCAGTTGAAGGCTACCAAGCATGGTGCACCTAACGTAGATGATGAAGATGTTCCTGACGAATTAAAATCTACATCTGCGCCAGCAAAAGAAAACGAGTATGATGTTGATGCAAACCACTTCAAGCGTTGGGACTGGGTCATGGATGAAATGATTTGGGCACATGAGCAAAAGAATAAAGACGACTGGAGTGACCAATACTACACTGGTGTTGCTGACTACATCCATGTTGAAGTTGAAGAGCCACATGAAAAGTTTGGTAAAGTTTACCGTATGGAGCATGGACCAAACCATACGCAGAAGGTTGACTGGGACGGTATGAATGCCCATCAAAAGCGAATCGACAACGGTATGAGGTTGTTCGGTAAATACTATCAAGGACTATGGGATTAATATGAGCCAACAAATTGCAGCGTTATTGAAACCAAAACCACGTGAGTCTGAAATCACAACCAGTAATCCGAAAACCAAATTTGGGTTTGTTCAGGTAGTCGACTTCCAGAATATTGGAGTCAAGGATATTACTCTTAGAGCAAACGGCATCACACGAGATGTATTAAAAGTGAAAGTGAGTTTAGCATGAAAGAATTAGTATTAAAGTTTACGGATCCAGCATACACTATCAGAGTGACCAAATCTGAGATTGCTGGATTGACACATGTCATCTTCACACCGAAGATTGATAGCGCCAGTGGTAAACCAACACCACAAAATAAGTTTGAGATGTTCTTAGATCAAGAGAATGTCGATTTGTTAATGTCTTTTTTAGGGGAACAAGAATGATTGCATCGAATAGCGGAGTTGACTTTATCACAGCAACTAAAATGGCAGGTGGTGATGTTACAGAGTTGCTGGCATCGCCAGAGTTTAAAGAATGGATGCTTGAGCATCTTGCTGAGAGCGAAGTGACTGTCACTTTCACAAAGAAAGACGGTAGCGATCGTGTACTTCGTTGCACACGTAACGTGGCAGTTATCCCAGCTGAACATGCACCGAAGAACGAGAAAGCAACCGCTGTCAAGACTGATGCTATCGCAGCATTCGACTTGGACATCAACGAGTGGCGTTCTTTTAATCTGTCTGCAGTTAAACGTATCGATTGGAATTTAGATGCCTAATTTCTCATTAGCTAACAACCTTCTTATCAGCAAGAATGTTAAGTCAACGTTGTCTGCTGAGGAATGGAAACTAGATACCCATAAGCACTCTACGTTTATGATGAACAAGATTGCAACCTACCTCAACAAACGTCTGGAGTCAGGTTTCAATAATGGACTAACGCATAAAGATCTTCGTAGCATCATGTTAGGATTAATGCACGAATTTCGATTGTATGGGGCGAGTAAGAAAGAGACCGAAAAAGTTCTCGATGATGTATTAAGTAGAATTTTTCCAAAAGGATCTATCCATGAAACTGAATTCAAACACTAGGACTGGCTCAGCTATTCTGATTTTGCTGGTGCTGGTAATTGCTGTTCTGGTCTTTGCACCACTTGCAACGATTTGGGCTGTGAATACCTTATTCTCTCTCACCATTCCATTCACTTTGGAAACTTGGGCTTCGACCCTATTACTTGGTGCATTCCTTCGTGGAGAGAACATACTCAGCTTTAAGAAGTAACCCTACGGTTTGCAGGGTTATGCTTTACATTTATTCAGAAATAGGGTATAATAACTCTATAGGAGAAAACACATGACAAACACTGCAAAACGTAAAGCATTTGTTGCTAAGGCTGAACAGGCTCGCATGGATAAAGAGCCGAAGTTAACTGAAGAAAATTATAATCGTGATATCATTATCGCACTCAATTACTACAACGGTGAGTACGATAACAAAACTAAAAAGTCATGGGCACTGGACCACTTAGCTGGTAGCCAACCCCAACTTGCAGACAAAATCGCAAAAGTCGATGACTACTACTTTAGTCAGTACGGTGTGTTATGCCGTTTGATGACACGTGGTCAAGTATTGTCTGATGCACACGTATTGAAGATGAAAGAACTGCTCGATGTCATCAAAGCTAACATACCGAAGCCAGTGGTTGCTACACCAGCGCAGGTCGCAAAGACGGCAGCAGCTGTCATGGGCATTCAAGAAAGAATCATGGAAAAGTCCAGAGAGTTCGCTGGCGAGATTGATGGCGATATCGATGACTTTATTCAGGCAGGATGCCCCAAGGATTTCAAACTCAAAACTCCGATTAAGGCAGCGTCTCCTCCGATCCTCAAGTACGTATCGACTCATCTCTCGAAGACTGCTAAAGAGTTATCTGAAGCAATTGAAGGAAACGATGAACAGCTAGTAGAAGGCTACTCACACTTTAAGAAAGTAGAGTTGAAGCGATACCTTGCCTTTATTGATTCCATCATTCAGTCATGCCAACAACAGGTTGTAGTTGCCAAAGGTGCACGTAAGCCACGTGCTCGCAAAGCAAAGCCAGCTGGTGTGGTTGCGGCTAAGGTGAAGTATATGCCAACGCTGGAAGAATTCAAACTCAAATCTGAGACTCCATCCAAGATGGTTGACTCTGAAGAAATTTGGATCTTCAACGCTAAGACTCGCAAGCTGACTGTTTACAAGCCAGCTAATGGTGGTCTGCTTAGTGTGAAGGGTACGTCTATTACTAACTTTGACATCGCAGCATCGATGACTAAAACCTTACGTAAACCAGAACTGGTTACTGACTACGCAACAATGAGTAAGCGTCCGCTGAATACAGCCTTCAAAGCATTGACTACGAAGCCATCTGTACCGAACGGTCGCTTGAATGAAGAATGTATCATCTTGAAAGTATTTTAATGGAACAGAATAACCAAACTGAAATTATGCTGATTGCACAAGAAGAATGTGCTGAAGTTACCCAAGCTATCTCCAAAGTTTTTCGCTTTGGAATTGATGGTAGTCATAACGGTGCCACCAATCGTGCAAGACTGACTGAAGAAGTTGGAGACTTGAAATGTATGATTGACTTAATGTGCCAATCAGGTATAATTGATGAAGCTGAGATGAACAAAGCTGCCGAAGCCAAGCTGAAGAAACTGAAGCGTTGGTCCACTATTTTTGGAATGCCAGAGAACTATTAATATGATCCTAATTGACTACAGCCAAGTTGCACTTGCCAACCTTCTTGCCTTTCAGAAAGACCTGAAGGCTGGATCAGAGTCAGACGTGGAGAATTTGATTCGCCACACGACTCTGTCCACAATTCAATTTTATAAGAAGAAGTACCACAAGGAGTACGGTGATGTAGTCATTTGCTGTGACGGTCGCCACTACTGGAGACGTGGATACTTTGAATACTACAAGGCATCACGTAAGAAGAATCGTGAAGCCAGCGATCTGAACTGGAATCAAATCTTTGACATCTTGTCCAAGATTCGTGATGAGATCAAAGCCAACTTCCCATACAAGGTTGTTCACATTGATCGTGCTGAGGCTGATGACATTATTGCTGCACTCACTGCGCAAGCACAAGAGTTCGGTAGCTACGAGAAAGTTATGATTGTATCCAGCGATGGTGACTTCAAACAACTGCATCCGCTAGGTGATGTTAAACAGTTTAGCCCAATGCACAAAAAGCTAGTGGTTAGCAAGCATGACGAAGTCAAACGTCAACTGATTGAGCATATCGTTAAGGGTGATTCTGGTGATGGTATCCCTAACATCCTTAGCCGAGATGACCACTTCGTTCGTGAGGACGCAGGTCGTCAGGCTATGGTCAGTGCCAAGCGTCTACAGGAATTCTTTGACAAGGGTATCGATGCATGCCGTAATGATGAAGAGCGTCGTAACTGGCAGCGCAACCAAACGCTGGTCGACTTCAACTTTATCCCAGAAGATCTGCGTCAAGAGATCCTAAATGATTACCTAAATAATAAACCCACTGCTGATAAGATGAGCATCATGACATATCTGATGAACCATCGTTGCAGATTACTACTTGAATCATTGGAGGATTTTTAATGGCTACAAAATTATTTTTTGAGATGCTGGATGAAGTGAACGCTGACGTGACTACACTAAAAACTAAGTACGCTGGATCTGGTGCACTTAGAATTTTGTTCGAGCATGCGTTCAAACCAGAGAAGAAGTTTCTTCTACCTGAAACTGACCCACCTTACAAAGCAGATATCCATCCAATCGGTATGGCACCAACAACTTTGTTGCATGAGGCTAAACGTCTTTATGTCTTTACACGTGCAGACTTGACTAAGTTGAAACGTGAAGGGTTGTTCATTGACTTACTTGAGTCGATTGACAAGAACGATGCTAAAGTTCTGTTGGCTGTTAAGAATCAAGAGTTACCAAAAATATTCCCAAAGATAACCGAGAAGGTTGTCGCAGACGCAGGATTTCTATGAACTACCTTAACCTTACTCACAAAGCAGATCGCACGTCAATCACAACTGAAGTACGTAACCTTGTTTTGAATGATTCAGTTAAGGTTTTGCACCGTGCCTTTGACACGGCTAAAATGTATGAAATTACGCTGACTTTTGACCCTGCAACGCAGCTTTACACGAACGAAACGTACGAGGCGACAGCTGAAGACGTTTACAAAATTGCGGCTCCAGAGAGGCTTGTAAGGGTCGCTAGGACGGGCAAAAACGCATATTGGGGCGATTCTGGCTGCTCTGGGGATAGTTGCCCTCCAAACCCCTAAAAAGCCTCCAAAACTCGTTGCTTTTTTACAACTAATAACCCTGCCGATAGCAGGGTTTTTTCACATGGTGCTTTACTTTTATTCAGACTTCCTGTATAATAACTCTAAGTTAGTCGAAAAGGAGATTGAAAATGGAAAAGCTGCCTCGTAATGTGTTGTCCGTAACTATCGTCAATGGCGTCAAGACCACTGTGTACAAGCCACGCAAGGCTCCAAAGTCAAAAATGCGTTCGCAGTCGTCACGTGGTTTCGTGCAGGGTACAGGTGGCATCGCCACTGGTTTCCCTACCGCAGTAAAATTTACTGCAAGTGCTTGACATTTATTTGACAATCAGGCATAATAACGGTGTTGGGTTTGAAGAAAGGATTAGTAATGACTAAGTTTAAAGTAGGTAAGGCAATTGATGCTAACGGTACTTCTTTACGTGGTTACGTGAAAACCACTTATTCAGATCTGGTAGCTATCTTTGGTGAGCCACAGCGTGGTGGTGACAAAACCACTGCAGAGTGGGTGATTACTTTCGGTCGTGGTAAAGACAAAATTGTTGCTACCATATATGACTGGAAAGAGTACGAAACCCCTATGGGTGAGTACAACTGGCATGTTGGTGGTCACAACTTCATGGCTTCTGTTCTCGTGGACAAAGTTGTTGAAGAGTACCAAAGCATGGTTTGCGAAGAGTTGTCTGCGGAGTAATAAGTATATGTTGAAACTAATTGGTTTCGGTGTCATCGTTTACTTGGGCTGGGTAACTGGCTTTATACAAGCGATGTTGTTGGTGATGGCTGGTTTGTTAACTGTACTTGCAGGAGTCTGATATGAATGATTGGGATCGCGATAATCTGGAGTTTCTCTTGTCAGCCAATAAGGAAGTCCTTGATGACTGGTACCAGCAGCTGACTCCCGATGACTTGTTGTATGCGTTTGAGTTGCTTGCTGCACATCGTGCCGAGTTGCAAGAACGTGTTGAAGAGTTAGAGTTGCTGGAGAAAGAGGAAGAAGGTTTTCCCGAAGCTGTCAGCGTGTTAGAAAAGTTCGTTACAGGAGAACGATAATGAAGAAAGTTGTAGCAGGTTTAGCGATAGCGTTGTGTGCATCGTCAGCCATGGCATGGGGTGAACGTGAGCAGGGTATCTTGACTGGCGTCGCAGGTTTGTGGGCATTTCAGCAACTTGATCGTGCTGGTCGCCAACCGCAACCTGTGTATGTGCAGCCACAACCTGTGTATGTGCAACCGCAGCCAGTATACGTTCAACCGCAACCACACTATTCTTTGACACCACAACGAATTTGTGAGTTGCGTAGCGAAGTGGTGAATGGTCAAATTATCCAAGGCAATTTCTGCTACTATCGTTGATTATGGAGTTTTGTCATGGGTAATTTTATTGTTGGTGTGATCGTTGGAATTTCTGCAACAACCATAGGTTTTACTGGTATTGCACGTTTACTTGATCAGGGCGTAAAGCATACGCAAGAGATAGTTCGTCAAGCAGACCAGAATTGAATTTTATCATAGGAGAAGTGAAATGAAACGTAGCCTGATATCATTGGCAGTTGTTGCAGTCTTTACGACAGGTTGTTCCTCTTTTGGGAACAAAGCACCCGAACCAGTAGTCAAGGTCGAGAACAAACTGGAACAGAAACCAGAAATTAAGAAAGCTGAAGCTGAGTTTCTTGAGTCCGCTGGTACCGTACAACTTCAGTTCTCGGACGAAGGTGAATGGTTGGTTATCAAAACAGTTGGTACTGCACCAATCAACTTTAACCATGCTCAGGGACGTGACGAAGCATTCATGCTGGCAACGATGCGTGCCAAACGCAATCTGGTGGAATTCTTGAACAACGATGTGAAGTCGGGTAAGGCATCTGAGAACATCAGCAAGTCTGCTCTGCAAGATTTGGTCACTACGAAGAACAATGAGTCCATGAAGAAAAACAAAGACACAAAGAGTAACGACCTGTTCGGTAGCGACTCTGATGTTGAAGGTGGACAATTCAGTGAAGAAGAACGCAAACGTGCAAGTCGCATTTCGCAGTCTGTCACTGAGAAACTTACTGATAATGCACAGGGTATTATCAAGGGTGCGTACATCTCTAAACGTGAAGTTGATCGTGAGTCAAACATGGTGTCAGTTCAGGTTACTGTTTCCAAGAAAAGTATCAACGCTGCTACCAATGTTCGTTTGATGATGAACGGTATCTAAAATGAAGAAAACCCTTCTTGCGTTGCTACTTGCGTCATCGTTTGTATGTGCTGAGGAAGTCACAGTAACTGGTTATGGTACTGACTATAACGCAGCATTGAGTAATGCCAAGACCATGGCGCTAGAGAAGGGTGCTAGCACCTACATCATTGGAGAGAAGAGAGCACTTGAAGGTAGGGTGACTGAATCTATCGAGCAGTATAACGGTGGTGTGATTAAATCGTTCAATGTTATATCACAACGAAATACTCCACTGGGTTATGAAGTAGAGATAGTTGCAGATGTTGTACCAAAGGATAATCGTGTTATCCGAAACAACAATGAATTTAGCGCTAACTTCCAAGAGTTTGGTGAACGTGAAAGAGTAGTTAACAAGCTAGACAACGTTGGTAGTGCGATCAGCGCAACAGTTGTAAACCCAAATTATAGTGTTGGGCGATACTCAACTGTAGCAACTGGTCGTATAGTTCTAGCATTCCAACCCAAGTGGGTATCGGATATGCGAGAGTTTACAAAGGTAGTCAATCAGAAAGGTTTGACTTCAAACAATGCGTATAAGACTTTGCATGGGCAAGGTGTTGCTGCTTTGTTGAGGGCTAGTCCAGTTGCAGCAGTTGGTGCATTTGTTATTGGTCAGCCAAGCGAACCACCGATGAGTAACGATATGATGGTCTGCTTTGATGGATCTGACTGTTACAGCGTAGGTGTCAATTTCGAGAACATGCCTAGAGTCCCTAAACTGGTTCTCTCAAGTGTTGTCGGTGGTCAAGAATACATATTGTATGAGCAAGAACTTGACATGAAGATGTATGAGTTCATACATGCTGGCGAAGGTAGGTATCATAGCGTCTTTACTCAGTATAAGACTAACTATAATCAACCAACTTTGATTGTGCATTCAACACGCCAACAAGCAGTTGACGTTAGATTTGAAATAGATAACAATCTTGCCAGACAGATGAATAACATAAAGGTGTATTTGAGATGAAACAGAAGTGGGTTGATGCATTCATGGACACAGCTGAGCGATTCGCTGAGTTGAGTTCTGCTGTTAGGTTGAAGGTAGGTTCTGTGGTTGTCAAAGACAATCGCATTATCTCTATCGGCTATAACGGCATGCCTTCTGGTTGGACAAATGTGTGTGAAGATGTTGTTGATGTAAGTCCTGACGATCCTCGTTATGACTACGACCACTTCACCAAAGAGTTGAAGACTAAGGATGATGTTATCCATGCAGAAGCGAATGCCATTATGAAACTTGCCAGAGATGGCGAGAGTGGTGCTGGCGCTGATGTATTTGTTACACATGCTCCATGTATTGACTGTGCAAAGTTGATCTATGGTGCAGGTATCAAGAATCTTTATTATAGAAATTCTTACAGAGATACAAAAGGACTTGACTTTCTTGAAAAATGCGGTATAATAGGAATAAAGGTATGAGATGAAACCTACGATTGCAATTTATGTGCAACATCCTTATGCATCGTCGCAGTGTGCGAATGGTGTGATGAGGGCACTTGATGGTGACTTTAGGTTTAAGATTTTTACCAAGCATGAGCAGATAGACGGATTCTTTGATGACGTAGATATGCTTTGTTTCCCTGGAGGTATGGGTGATGCT